CAGGGCGAGCGATGTCTTCTATTCCGTAGTAAGAACGTTCAGCCGCTGTAATTTGCGAAGTAGGCAACATCTGCCCACCTTTATAAAATTTTCCACCAATGTTTACTCCACCCTTGGGTGCTCTTTTAAAGACTTCATATTCAGGTCTTTGAAGTGGCGTTCTTGTTGAACTTCGGAAAGCGGGAGTTCCTGGGGGGGTTGGTGGTGGAGTTGGACCAATTGGAGGAATTGGTGGAATTGGAATAGTTGGAGTACCAGGAGGGTCTGCATGTGTTGTGCCAAGACCACCAGTAGGTGTTCCTGTAACGACTGTTGGTCCTGTCGGTGGTGTCGTTGGACTATCTGGCACCATTTTTTCTTTACCGTTAACCATGACCATCTTGTAGCCGCCCCTGGCATGCATTTCTTTTGCACCCTTCATTCCGCCACGCATACTCAAAAGAACTGCAAGAGCGCCAATGGGTCCGCTTCCAACACTATTCAACGCCTTCATAACTGACGTAAGGTGTCCGACTATGTCTCCGAGACCCTTAACAAGTGCGTTAATAAACGGAAGCAGTTTTTGCTGCAACTTTGTAAATTCGCTAGTTAATGCAAATATGTTTTCAAGAAGTTGCCCGATTCCGCTACCAAGTTTTTTTATTTCACCTTCATTGCCCATTAGAAATTTGTTAAAATCGCCAAACTTAGAATTAAAAATGTTTTTAACGTGTTTCCATACTTGACCAAAGAAACCCTCAATTACTTTTGCGCCACCAATAAGTGGGCGCAATTTGTCGGTCATGGTATCCCATCCATCTCTGAATCGGTCCCACCAATTTCCCATTCTGTCAAAAATGCCTTCAACACTGCCAACATGGTTGTTAATCAAAGTGGTCATCTTGTCCATGACTTTTTGAATCGTACTTACAAGACCATCAAGCATGCTTCCCATACCAAAAACTTGAGATGAATGCTGCACTTTCAAAAATCCTCTTCTAAGGATTCTGAATATTTGTTCTGCTGCAACTTTTATAGGTTCAAGAAGTGGTTGACCCATGTCGGCAAACTGGACTTTAAGTAGGTTAAAGTAACCCTTTAGTTTGTTTATTAGCGTTCCAGAGACTTGCTCAAACTGACCCTCTACGCCTGCTTCTTTTGCAAGAGAGCCAGTATCGATTGCTTTTTGAAGACCTTTTTTAGTTGTAATCTTCAACTTCTTCATTGCTTTTTCCATTGCCTGTTTGTCAGGGAATAGGCTTTCTGCTGCAACCTTTGTTTCAGACCATGAAGTCTTTGCGTTTTGAAGAGCCGCAATCAACTCTCCTGCTTTTTGAATACCTTGGTCTAGTGGCTGTCCTGCTGAAGCAAAGTCCATCAATCCCTTCAATGACTTCTGACTCTTTATCGTCCATGTTGAATTTTTTGATACAGCAGCAAATGCTTTATTTAACGACTCAACACCAGCGGTTGCAAGATAGGTATCTGCATGAAGGGCACGCATGACTTGTCTTGTCTGATTTAATGTTGAACCAAACTGACCTTTGGTAGTAGTTTTGTACGCATACATTGCTGCTTGGTTCTCACGTATCGCTGCGGCAGCAGCACTCGCTGCGGCAACAAGTCCTGCAAAACCGGCAGCCAATGGCCCCTGAAGAGAGCGCATGGCTTTCATCGTTGCATTGCCAATAACAAATGCAGCATGAACGCTCAACATGGCTGCAGCCATTAAAGCCATTTCAAGAGTTGCGCTCTTCATCGCCAGAGACAAACCTTTTAAACCAATCTTGGCAGCCATAGAAGCGGCTTTATCAAACTCGGTTATTTGTTTGCGAAGTCTTCCCCAACTTTTTGTTGCAGCGGTAACTGGGGAGTTTCCCCTACCTCCGCTAGTGGAAGCAAACGTTGCATTACTTTTTTTTACAGCCCTATCAAGGGCATGAAAGTCTCTTATCGCTTTACGCGCTTCCCTGTGACCTGCATAGTCGACATCAATTGTTATTTCTGTCTTAACGCCGGCCATGGTAACCTCAATAGGAATAAAAGAACTAAGGACTAACCGCTTTTAGAGCGTCTATCCTGTTCTTCTTTATCGTTTGCTATAACTTTAGCACAGGCAAGGCGTATCAGCCATTCATCGTCTGTGCAGTCTAGGAGCCTAAGAGGGTCAGTGCCAAAAAGTTCGCCCATTCGTGCAGCGGACACGATGACCGATTCTTTTACTAACTCGTCGAAGACTCCATCGTAGGGTCCGACGTGTCAACCGTGTCCGAATATCCAGAAGCATCAAGGATTGCAAGTGCTGCTGCTTCAAGGTGTGGGTCAACACCAAAGAAAGCACGAACTGCTTCTGGGATTGGTCGTGAGGTATCTGTCATTTGAAGAATTTCATCAGCAGCAAAGTTAAGTTCATAACCGCTTTCGTCAAAAACTTCTTCTCCGTCAAAGATTATTCCAACAGTTGTATGTCCGATTACATGGCATGAGAACTTGATTGAATCAAGTCCCTGCTTGGTATCTTCACCAGACTGTTTTCTCCACTGCTTCAATTGATGCTGTGTGATGTTTGGGCTAATTCTCAAAGAAACACCCGGGCGCTCAGGAACGTCAAGACGAACAACTGGGCGTTCAACCTTCTTCTGGATTGCATCCTTGAGTTTGTCAAGAAGTTTTGCCTCAGGTGCCTTTGCGGTCTGCAAGGACTTCTTTGGTTCTGTCTTCTTTGGGTCTTCAGGCTCTGTGTAGAGTGAGTTATCTGTCATAGGAGAGACATTAGCACACGAAACTTATCGTGGCGCAACTACTGGCATTTTTATATTAGGAAACGCTCTGGATTGAGAAAGTCAGTGCGAATGTGGCAGGGGCACCCGAAGAAGAGTCGCCATCAGGCTCGGTAAGGCCTACAAGAAGAGCATTTGAGTATGTTCTTGACAAACCCGTAACAGTGATTCCGCAGTTAAGCGTTGAAACCTGAATGTTGTAGTAAGCCTGGCCGATAAGACCTCTGAGGTCAGTCAACTTCTTGGCGATTCCGGCCTCGGTTTGGCTGTCAGTAATGTCGTCATCAAAGTGAGCAGTCAAAGTGATGTCACCAATTTCTGCAGGAGCACACAAAACTTCTGGAAAGAGTTTTCCACCAAGATAGATTTTTTCTACCGAAGCGGTGATTTCTCCACCAGAAACTTGAGCAAACTTAAAAGAGCCCCACTTAGGTGCTGCTGCCGTTACTGGCTCAATTGCTGCGACTATTTGTCTCTGTGATAACTTCATTTATATTCTCCCGTTATACCGTCACTGAACCAGTGAGATTTGATTTGATGATTGTTACTTCAATCTTGTCACCGACTGGTGCCACTCTCAAACCAACTTGAGCCGTAACTTTGCCTTCGGCAAGTTGTGCTGTTGTGTTGATTGAAGAATCGCACTTTACAGTGAATCCGGCATCAATGATTTTGTTGTTTCCATCATATGCTGGGTACAAGGCACCTTCTTTTGCAAGAATTTCACAAATTGACTTCAAGCGACCTTGAATTTCTGTAAACAATGCGGCTCTTCCATCAATTGGTGAGAACAGCAAGTCTTCCATTGAACGGCTTGCTCTGTGAACAACTGTGTTTACTGTGTCCTGAACGCTAACAAATCTAAAGTTTTCAGTATCAGTAGAAAGAGACCGTGCTCCATAAACGCGAACGCCGTTAGCAATAATGCGAATAGCGTTGACATTATTGTCGTCAAGGTCGTCTCCGATTGTCTTGTTGATGTCTACTTCGACTCCGTTAACAAATCTTCCCGCAGCGATTGCACCAGCGGCAGGTTGGTGTGGACCAACGCTGTTGTGTGCTGATGCTCTTGCTCCTGCAACAAAACCGTCTGGTGGAATAAGTCTGTTTACACCAGTGATGTTGGTTGGAGTATAAACCCAAGGGTAGTAAAGGGCTGCATGCTCTGCACCTGCCTCACCAGTAAGGTCGTCTGCTTCTGCTTTTGCATCATCAGCGTCATCGCCGGAAGCAGTGTGCAAGATTGCAACTCTGCTGTACTGATTTGCGTGAGCAATAAGGTCAGTGTTGATTGCGTGTGTCTCTGGGCAAGAAACCGCACCAGGACCAAAAGCATCGTTAAACAACTCAAGAGCGTCTACGTAGGCAGTAAATGTTTCGTCAACGGTGTTGTCTGTTCTGTCGTCGTCACCGCCAGAAAATGCTGTTGCTGCCTTTACAGCAACAATCGTTGCTCCAGACGTAACTGCGGTTGCGTAGTTTGCCGCAACAGGACTGTTGTTAATTGCGTTTACGAGTTCTGTGTTTGTTGACTTGAGACCTGTTGAATAAACTTGTTCGTCGTTGTAGAGAAACTTAATGTTTCTCTTGTCACCTGATGCAAGTACTTGAATTTTAAGGTTGTCTGACCAGTTGCCAGGACCATTTGGAGTAAGAGTTATTGCTGGGGCTGGGGTACCAGCGCCATTGTTCAAGACCTGTGTTGGCGTGGCTGCATCTGGACCAACAACTCTTGCGATGTAACACTGTGTGCCACCCTCTTCAAAGAATGCCTGAACTGTTGGGTGTAGGTATGCGTATGTGACATACCCACCAAATTTTTCTTCAAACTCGGCAAGGCTCAATACGAGAACTGCCTCATCTACTGTACCTTTCTCTGCAAGGCCAACAAAAAAGGCTTGCGAAGACTCGCGAACCGTGTCGCTTGTTGGACCAGTACGTACTGCTGTGGTTATAACTACTCCAGGCATGTGACCTCTCTCCGTTGTTTATGATTGCTCAGTTGATGGTGCAATGTCATCTTCGGATGAACCTAATTGTACAGATGCTTCGGCATCAACGTCTGCAACTGTTGCATAAGTTTCTTCCGATTTTTCTTCCTTAGGCTTCCGAGGCTTTGGTTTTGCTGAATGTTCTTCAACAACTTTTAATTTATTCTCTTTAATAAGTTTGTCAATTTTTGCGTCTTGCCCGCAATAAAAACCCCTGTCGTCAGGGAAAAGGCTTGCACCACCAGCAAAAAGTGTTCTTCCAGAAACATTTTCAAGTACGACGTGAATCCCGTCGCAATCAAACGACAGGTCATTTTTAATTTTTTGAAATCCATTTTTATGCGTCATAAATACTCCTGATACTCAAATAGTTAGTGTACAACAATCAATCAGGTAAAAAAGACAATTGTTCGTAGAGAATTTCTTTTTCATTAAATATTCCACGGTTTCTACGGCCTATTACTTCATCTATGTTAAGGGTATAAGATAAATAAGCACCGGCAAGAACCCTGTCGCCTTTTAGTAAAGTTAAATCGGAAAACTGTTCTTGCATTGTTGACTCGTCAATTTCAACTTTAAAGTAATTCGCAGGGTCAACTGCTGTCAAACATGGATAGTCAAGCAAAGCGGTACGAACAACGGTGGTAAGCCTGTCTCGCATAAGGGTTGCTGGTTCAGATTGTTCAGTTCTTACCCACACGTAAGTCCTCATTGCGTAAGAAACTCTGTAAAGAGGATTTGATGATTCGTAACCAATTCTTGTCATGGAATTTGTTGACATAACAACCGTAATAATTGTCGGCCAGGAATCTAAAGCAATTGGCTCATAAACAAAATACGAAACTGGAGACGGAAGTTCGATGTCATCAAGATTCCAGGCATTTCTGTAATCAATAATTCTTTGTGGAATATCTTGTTTTAAGTATTCAGTCACGTATGTTTTAGGAAAGTGAGCCCCATACATAACTTCCATTAGATTTCTCCTTCAATATGGTCAGCAAGGTCTTCAGCAAATTGTCTAGCAAACATGGGGGGTTCAAATATGAGTTCTCTTTTAGGCATACTCCATGTTCCAAATTGATGAAAACTGGCAACTTCCGAGTTGACACTAAATGTTGCCGACATGTCTTCCAGTTTGTCAGTTTCTAATTTTGAAACTGATTGGAATAATTCTCCAGTACGAATCAAAGTTGGTGCTCCTGGATATCTTGAGGCTTTCCATGTTCCGTATTCTGGGTCAAGAGGTTTCCAGGTGCCACCGCCATTTGATAAAAAATGGTCTACGTATTCTTTTTCTAAATTATCTTTTGCTTTTTTTAATACGGGTTTTAAATTTTGCGCTGCGTGTTCAATTTTTTCTATGTACGCTATTGCTTTGCTTCCAAGGTAATCGGTTTGCACGCGAATTATGTAAGCCATTAAGAAACTCTATTTCTCCTGTATTTTTTTACAGAAAGAAGTTCTCTTTCAGTAAAACCGGTTTCCATAGGGGCAACGTTTCTTGTCTGAATATCTTTTATACCAACAACGTCGTCGTGCATATTCTGCATCTCTCTTGTTGCCGCTCTAAGTATTAAAAGTTTAAAGAATGGAATTGCGTCTCCATCAAGACCGGCGTCGTAGTTGACGGTAACTGTATCTCCGCTAACCATATTGAAGATATCTATTCCATATCTGCGAACAACATAATTTGTTCCAATTGCAAAATAGGTACCACTTGAATCAGTAACAGAACCAGGGTTTGAAGACAATACGGCAAAAGTATTTCCTTCTACTTCAACAATCTTATTTCTTAAAACGTTGTAACCATCAGGAGCCATTCCCTCAACAGTCAAATAAAGACCAATAGTCAATT